GTGGGCGGTACTGGGTTCGAACCAGTGACCCCTCGCTTGTAAGGCGGTCAGGGCTGAGCGCTGTAGTGATCCGCGTTCTACCAGGTCCTTTGAGCAGGGGATTCGAGCGGAATCCCTAAAAGCGAGATGGCACTAAACGATCGCTCCTGAGAGACTCGGCGACTTCTTCCCACACCTACCTCTTCCCAGGCGACCACGTCTAGCGGTCCTCCTCCACCTCGAACCAGTCAAGGTCCCGCACTACCTGGACGACGTCTGCTGGCATGAGGTGTTTCACGTACCGATCAGTGACCGCAAGAGAGCCGTGACCCAGTTGCGCTTGGATGGCATGTGTTGGCTTTCCTTGCTGCGCCATGCGGTAGGCAAGCGAGTGACGTAGCCCGTGCGGATGGACGCGCTTGGTGATACCGGCTCGATCGCCCGCCCGCCGAAGGGCCTCGCGGACGTAGCGTTGTTGAAGTGGGCGACCGACGTTGCCGGTCTCGTATGTGGCGAAGACACGGTGTCGCGCCGTTAGTCCCAAGCTAGGCCGTTTGTCCATCCAGCGCGCTAGATGTGCGGCGGCTCCCGCATTGATACCTATAGTTCGAGTTTTTCCGCCTTTGCCTTCACGTACACGAATTGTGCAGTCCTGTAGGTCTATGTCACGTGGTTCCAGATTTAGGGCTTCTGCGACCCGCAGTCCAGCTCCGGACATGACAGCGATCAAGGCCCGGAGCCTGATGCCCGAATTCGACCTCGCTGGGACTGCTGCGAGGAGTGCTCCTAGTTCCTTCTGCGTGAGTGGTTCGGGCGCGAAACGGCGGCCCTGGTTGGTTGGCGGTGTTGGCATGGGTAGACCTCCGAATAGATGGTACCGCTATTGCATGGAAGCGGTACTCATTTGTCGGGGCACCGCACTAACGTGGACGCCACAGACGAAAGCGGTATTAAATCCAGGAGACGGTACGCCTTCCGCTTCTTATTGATCTCGGAACGGCGATCACACGTCCCGAGGCGGTGGCAAGTAAGACATTCACTGGGCTCGAAGCCACAGCCGTGTGCCCAGACCAGTACAGATACCTGATCTTGCCGGAGCGCCAGTATCCGACCACCGTTGTATGCATCCATGCATGGCCATCGACGGCGAGGGAGATCCGGCCATGGCGCAGTTTCGCGTGTTGCTCGTTCTACTCGCAGCCCTCTGCACAGCGGCAACGGCGTGCGTTTCCGACCAGGCGAACGCCTTCAACCAACAGAAGGAGACTCGACTCTCAAAGGCGGCAGGAGTGTCCCGCTTCAGGATCGTGTGCGTAAAGGACCTCTGGGAACGAACACGCGCGGGCGAATGGCCTCAGGGCGACCTTGAAGGCAAGGCCACCCCTACGCCGGACGGTCTCGTCACGGTAGAACTGACCGGCCCTCAGCTTGTGGATTACATTGAACGGCTGGCATTCAAGGGCTTTCAGCAGGGCCGTCCCAGCGGTGATCCGCTTGCTGTGCGTATGTACAACGCCCTCGGCCCGGTCATCGACCAGATCCAGCCCGGAGCTCCACCCGCCACGGTGCCAGAAGTCAGGGTCGATGATCCTGTAGCTAGCCCGTCCATCACTGCCACGTCTTCCGGTTGAGGGATAATCGACTGGTCAGCCTTCGACCTGCTTCCGAAGCCGCTCAGCCTCCGGCGTAGGCTCCTGCCGGCGGACGTTTACGGTGTGGTGAGCGATGAAGCCTTCGCGTGTCGACATGGTGATGTGCTGGGCCTCTGGTGACAGCTTCATCCGGAACAGCAGATCCCGCCAAGCGGGCTCGGTCAACTGCAGGTCCTCCCGGGTGAACTTCCGCACCAGCACAGCACCGATCGTGGCGTATTCGATGGGTCGGTCCTTTGCATCGAGATACTCCTGTTTGCCCTGTTCGAACAGTTCGGCGACTTGCCAGTACACACCAGGGCTTCCCGGCTTCCGGTAGAGCGGATTGAGCGGATCCTTCTCGAACATCTCGACTTCGTCGCCTAGGCGTAGGTCGGCTGCGGGAATTCGGAACTCTGGCATGCACGGAAGCGTAGGACTCCGTCACTCTGGGTACAAGGCCCAATCGGTCCACGGAGGAGGCATCGCATGATCCCAGGCTGCGGAAGCTGCAACTGCGACGACGTTACGTATCAAGGAACACCACCGCACTGGACGCAGCTCCGCGTCGAATAGCAGATGTTCGAGCCTCGCCGACCATGTTCGGCGAGGCTCGAACTTACGTTACGGCTCCAGCCAGATACTCCTGAACCGGCCCGTAAAACGGAAACGGCACCAACTCCGCGATGCGTGCGCGATCACACCATTCCACCTCGGCGAGTTCTTCGGGATCGGCGACGTACGCCACGCCTCCAATAACCTCGCACACGACATAAATCATGCGCCGGGATGTCGCAGGGTGGATCCTCTCCCCAAGGTTCTTGACCGCGGCAACCTCAAGACCGACCTCTTCGAGCGTTTCTCGAACAGCGGCCTGCTCCCCCGTCTCGCCGGGCTCAACGACACCGGCGGGGAATTGCCAGGAGAGTTGTCCCTCGCTCGTCCGCCTGCGGGCCAGCAGAACCCGTTGGTTCTCAACGATGATGGCGGCGGCGATGGCCGGCTGGCCGTCATGCGGATCGCTCACGTAGGCCTTCCTCGCTTAGGGCTTCCAGCACTGGGCTGAAGATCAGGTGGGATGGTATGAACTTGGTGACCTCTTCACAGCGTGCCCAGACAACGCTCACGTTCTCGTCTGCGTCTCTGTTCTCCGCTTCGCCTGCCAGGTAGTCACAGAGGTAGTACTCGCACCATACGCTCGTCTTCGGATGCCGACGCTTGCCGAGATGTTCACGCGTTGAGCAGTGGATTCCAGTCTCGGCGAGAGTTTCCCTGACGGCCACCACGGTGGCGGAAGCGCCCGGCTTCACGACACCCGCAGGGAACTGCCACGTGATGGCGGCAGGCTCAGCCGCACGTCGGCACACAAGCAGAACTTGCGAGTCCCGGATCACGATGGCGATGGCGACAGTGAGCGGCACTACTGGCAGCCCTTCGTTCTGCATCGCCGTGTCGTGCGCGATGTGATGCAGGAAGCGTGCCCGAGCCGCCTCCGAGGCGTCCTCGTAGGCGGTGTCGAGCGCACGCTGTGCGTTGGCCGACAGGCGGTGGTCCAACTTGTCGGCGTGCCAGCTAGCGACCGTCCGCCGGCCGACTTGAAGGGCTTCGGCGAACTCCTCGTAGGTCATGCGTAGCGCGGCCTGCAAGGCGCATGCATGCCTACCGGTCCAGTGATCAATGACGTCCATGTGCGGTTCCCTCGATGGGCCGTACAGGGCTGGGCGTGCATCGGGATCGTAACTCGCCCGAGAACTGCACCCATAGTGCTTCATGGACACAATAACTGCACTCATGCCGCATCGGTAGGACACTGCGTTGCATGCACGCAGTCTCTTGACTGGTGGCATGGATCGAGTCGTGGGCAGTAGGGGCTCAGACCTCATCTCAGTGAGGTGCGTCCTCCAGGCGGCGCTTGATCTCCTCAACGAGGGCTTCGTTGGCGAGATCGCGCACGTCTGCCTCGACGACCACTTCCGTGAGTGCCGCTTCTTCGGCCGTGATAGCTCCCGACGCAACCAACGCCTCCGTGACCGGCCGGCGGTAGGCGCGGGCGAGCCGAATCGCGATCTCTGGCTTTGGCAGAGAGATCCCGGCCTTCCAGCGGTAGATGGTCGCCTTGTCGACACCTGCGGCTGCGGCGATAGCCACCTGCGTAGCGCCTTGTGTCACGCGCTCCACGTACTGCCACCAAGACTCGGCCATACAGGCAAGCGTATATGCACGCATGCAATGTTCTCCAGCCCAGCCACCCAGAGCCATTGCGTCGATGCAGTCTTTGGGTTAGCTTCGTATGCGTCTACGCAGACGCCAACGAAAGGTGACTGCATCGATGAAGACAAGGTATGGAGTGATCATGGCAACCCTCGTGTTACGAGGCGAGAAGTTCAACGCCTACCGGCGATTGGCAGGCTTGGACACTGATGCCAGCCTCGCTCAGAAGATCGGCGTCGATCCCACGACCGTGTATCGGGTGCTCAACGGGAAGACCGCGATGTCGGCGAAGTTCATTGCAGGCATCGTGCACATCTTCGGACCCGAACTGTTCGCCGATCTCTTCGATGTCGTACCTGATAACGACCTCGAAGAGACAGCTTAAGAGGCCAATTCACACCCCAAGCATGCGCAAGCGGCCCCCATCCGCCAAGACCGAGGCCGCTTCGCTTGCTCCATCGATTCAGTCAAGGGAGCCAAACCATCATGACACACGCCCTCGCGGACATCACCTTCTCGGAAGCCGACAAGCCGGAGGTGGCTCGGCTGCTCGACGGCCTGTACACGGAGGCTGCGATCTACCTCCAGCAGGCCGAGGCGCTGCGCAGCGCGGCAGGCCTGAACCTGCCCCAGTCAGGCGCCGCGTTCTACGCCTCGCTCCTGCCCCGTCAGGCGGGTGCGCGATGACCGTCCCCGAGATCTGCGCCACGATCGCGAAGTTGGAGCGGGAGATGAAGTCTCCCCCGCGCGCTCTTGCCCACACGTTGGACGCGAGCCGCTGCACTGACCCCGGCTGCTCTTCCTGTTCGCGGAGGACGCGATGACCAGCACCGGCCGCTCCTACCCGGAAGAGCCTCCCGAGCTGCTCGACACGTGGGAGCTTGACATGGTCGTCACCGACCACCTCCAGTTCGCCAACGGCGCCTGCATGTGCGGCTGGTGCGCCTACATGGAGCACCCCATCTACTGCGAGACCGAACGCCCTGCTGCGGACGGTCCGCGATGACCAGGCCCGGCTACCGCACCCACCCTCGCAGCACACCCCTGCGGTGGCCGGGCCATCCCTCAACCTCCCCCTGGAGATCGACATGACTGTCCACAACCTCACGATCGTCC